AACGTCATAATAGTAGAGACGAAGTGTATCTTCGTACTCATTCATTTTCATGACAGTGTCAATAGCAATCTCTTCGGCAATTTCGACAGATGGTTTGTAGTTCATCTGCATGTACAATGACAACTCCTGATCATTTGCAGGTAACTCATCAGGATTAACATTGAAAGCATCAATGCCAAACTGCTCCTGCGTAAGTGTAAGGAAGTCCTTAGCAACCATATCAGCCTCGATCATATCCTGGAAGATATTCTTCTTCTCTGCAGACATTACATCTTGAGCTTCAGCTTTTACAGTATATGGTCGGTCTATCATTCCGTTTACGACAACGTCAACAAACTTAGGGATGATAGGAACAGGAGTCCAGTCTAGGTTGAGCATAGATATGTCACCATTGACGGCAAGCTCATCTTTATACTTTTGTACTGGTTGCTCTCCACGAGCGTATAGTCTCAAACGGTGGAATTCACCCCACTGTTGATAAAATCTACTTGAGTTGGTAGTGCAGAGATAACAACTGATGGTTTATCCATTATTCGATGATTTCGCTTCTAATGCCTGTATTCTTATATCTTACAAATTTAACACTTATTTTAGATTCCTCTTTCTTAGGTATAAACAAGTGTTTTCTGGACGCCATAATCGCGAGTCCTGAGCTAATCGAAGCATCGTGTTTTGTCCTGTTATTAATATCAAATCGAGCCCAGTCATTCAATGTTCTATTAAAATACATATCTCCCATAGTGTCTGAGTCTCTATATGTTCCCTCTTGATCAAGGCCAACATACTCTTCAATATATGTGTTGATAGAGTTAGCGTGCGCATGCTTAACGTCTTCTGATGAGTTAGGTATGCCGCCAAGCTCTAGTTCTGTTTTTGATAGCTTAGATATATGTTTGTCTGGCCTGTTTAAAGAGAATGCTCGGTATCCCCTGTTTTTGAAATGGTAGAGTAGTCGCTGCTTGTTGTTCTCAATAAGTATAGGCATTCCGTAGAAATGACAAGCCATTAAAACATCCTCAAAAAATATCTCAGCAGTCTGAGGACGGGCAATATACTCTAAAAAGAAATGATTAGTTGGAGCGTTCTCCATATGAAACGAAGTTAATCCATGAAGTGCTCCGGCAGATCCACCACCTCCAACTACGCCTGATATATCATAAGGGTCACATCCAAACACACCGATATGTTCATTACCTGGTGATTTTCTCCCATTCTTCACAATCACTCTATTTCTCATAGCTTGTTCAGGAATCCATGAAACCAAGAATCTTCCGTTTGGATCAGGCGTCCAAATAACCTCACTGTCTTGCTCACCGTTTTTCCAATGGAAATAGCCTCTAGTAAGCACCTGATCTTTAATTAAAGAGTCATTATAGTCAATCTGTTGGTAAATTTTTGTCAGATTAAATAGTGATGACTTTGACTCATCACGAAACGCGTGTGACTCTGTGCGAGGGAACTGACGATAGAACTCATTGAGTGCATCTGAGTCAGTCTTAAGTGCAGCAACCTCATTATTCCAATAAGTAATAACACCCATTGTTATATCCTCGCCATCGATACCTAAGATTGGTTTCTTTGGATCATCAAGCACAGGCCATCCATACTCATCAATAAAGCCCTCCATGTTCCACTCCATGGGGATAAATAGACTGTAGAGCCCTGACTTTGTCTGACCATTTGCAGATCGCTTGGTTGGGTCACTATCGTAGTATAACTTTTTAAAGTTCTCCCCACCTTTACTGAGTGCATTTGACGTAGAACCCATCATGCACTTGCCAATGATCTTAGAACCTAATCGTAAACACGTTTTAGTAACTCGCCAGTTGTTTAGAATGTTCTCAGGCTTTTCCCACTTACCACTCTCGTCATGAACAAGTAGAAGTAACTTCTCACCGTCATAGCTGTTGTCTGCTGTATTTTTCCAGTCAATGGTAGTATCTAACCCTTCTATGTCATCATCGCGCTCCTCATCCATATTCTTGCGCGTAATCTTACTTGCAGGAACACGGAAGGCTAACTCCGTCTTCGGGTTATCCATACCGTCCTGGATCGGCTTGAAAAAGAAGGGGTAATTTCTAACGATAGGCACTACCTTATCGGTAAACATCTTCTTAGCATCGGCACCTGTCTTTGACAATATACCAATACGAGAGTCTCTAACAATTGTACCTGTGTTAGACGTCTCAGCTGAAGACATAAACGAGAAGCCAGAACGACGGTTCTTTAAGTAGCACATGCCAAATGATCTACTATCTGCTTTGGTAGCCTCCCAGAATATAAAGAATATTCGATTGGACTCACGGAAGTCAGGAAGACCAACATCAATCTTGGTCCACTGTAAGTACATGTAGTGTGTTCCTGTAATATATGTTGGCTTACCATTGTTCTTAAACCAATAACCATACTCTCTTCGATCAAACTCAGTCTCGATCATATCGACATACTTAGACTTGAACGAATTGTCTCTACGGTTCCAATCAAATATTGATTTTATTTTTTGCAACTCAGCAGGATACTCTTGTGCAACCCATTTGTTGCCGCGGTCGTCTATATTTTTTGGAGTTGCCGGAACTGCGATCTTTAGACCATTTATCTCATAGATTTCGCCAATGGTTCCATCCTTAGATATAACAATAATATCATATTCCTTATTGTACCCATAATCCCAACTTTTCTTGCTATTCTTAGTAGTAAGAGCAGTCTTGTGAACATGGTCAGTGACTATACGGTACAGATTATTTTCCATTCTTCATCTTTGCTCTACCCTCAGCAAAACCACTCTTTCCTAGAGTAACCTCAGCTATTGGAGTTTCAGATTGTTTGTTCTCCTCCTCATCAATCTTTAGAAGCATAAACATGGCATCCTCAAACGCCAAACGCTTAGCAGAGGCAGCATTTTTCATCTTATCGGCAGATATATCGTCCTCAGCATGTGTAATGATAGGTTGCTCAAGAACCTTGATCAGTTCATTTATAGCCTTCTTACCAGCCTCTATGATTCTTATTTTTGTATCAGACATAGGTTCTTATTATACATTCTATAGAGTAGTTGATTATCTATCCTAAACTCATACTCACTATCTGGAGTAAAAGATACGACATCTCCTTTAGATACAAAATCATTACTAGGATAAACAACCTCACCCCACAACTCTTCGAATCCACCTATTGTGCTAAACACCTTATCCTCTGATGGTACAGGCTTAATGAACACAAATGGCTCAACGGCCTGCCAATCAGCATCACGCTTAAACGCATAGACCTGATCAAGCTCAGCTAAAAACATATCGTCCATGACGTAATTCCAGCTGCTCTTTTGACGGCCCTTCATGTCGTTATAGAACTTAAATACGTTGTGGTGAACTATGACGGTGTCTCCTGGTTGTACAGGACCGTTATAGTAAATAGGTGTTGCAATTACTTTTGCAAAACGATTAGAAGCCTTGTGGTCTTCTTGGGAGGAACTAATTACGAAGTCGGTATCACCAAACTTCTTAATGTTATCGTACCGCCTCAGACCAATTGGTTCTACAATGAAGCAGTATGGGGATTTCATCAGTAGTCTATTTTATACTCAATTGCAATTGGCATTGTTGGAGAGAAAGACTTCCATCGTATAATCTCTCCTTCCTTAATAATCCAAACACAGATACTACCATCTGATTCTACTCTGATGGTATTAATCTTCCAAGTCTTATCGAGGATCTCCTGACCAACCATGTAGTGCATACACTTCATGTAATCAGGACCAATAGATATCTTTCTAATTATACTCACCTGTTAAAAGGTTTACCTGAACATCGCCATACTTATCATAGATCTCCTGCTGTGTGACAGAAAGATCCATAGTGGCTCCCTTAAGTTGTTCCATGGTTAAAGTCTTCTGCTCTTTAAGGCGCTCAAAAGACATTTCAATGTCAGCGACAGCGAACTTTAAATCGCGATACATTCTGTTGGCTGCGACTAATTTGTCGAGCTCTTCTTTTGTGATTTTATTCATATTATATTAGATTGATATATACCAAGTTAAAAATGTATGGCTGTATTGCAAGCATACTGGTGTATTTGCCGTAAGTGTAGACGGTGCACCAACAACCGACGCGCCACTTGAAGACCAAGTTGTTGTTGCACGAGTAGCTGTTGACATAACAACATACTTAACGCCATCAAGATTTGAGCTAGCGGCTGGAAGAGTAACCGAAAAAGACGGTCCAGCTGTTCCAGTGAAGTACGTGTTTACGTTTGTCAACGTAGCGGCAGTTAGCGCATTTGTTACGACAACTGAAGGAGATTGATTTAAAGCCAACAAAGCTGGTACGCTGAAATTAACAGTATTACCAGCAGCATTAGAACCAAATACTTTTGATCCTGTGCTTGGAGTTTCAGTGTTATAATTTTGTACTTTCATCTTCCTTGGCCTTTATTTTTCTTTACGTAATTCTTAGAAGACTTTAACTTTGACGTTTTGCTTTTAGCATGAACGCCAGGGCGACTAACCTTAATATCCTTCTTGGCTGACTGTTCAATTTTCTTCATGTAGCAAAGTTAACAAAAAAAATGTTACTTGTATGGAACGTAAACAGTCTTACTTCCTGAACGCTTAGCAACAAGAATTTGTTTGCGTTGTTTACCGGTAGACTCATAACTAACATGAACCCAGTCAGGATTAGTATCTGTTCCAAATTCCCAAATCATTTGGTCAAACTCTAGATTGTCCTTGATGAAGTGGAAGATCTGAGCATTTGTAATGTCAGTACCATCCATGTCAATATCAATCGCTTCACCCGTGCAATGTTGACTGGACAATGAGCCCCCAACCGCAGTATTTAAAGCTTTGCTTCTGTATCCAGATGAAATACGGATAGGCTTACCGAAGTGGTCACGGATTGGTTGAAAGACCTTCTCAGCCAACTTCTTAAAGTTCTCAATGTGTTCAGGTGTTGGCATATTGCTAATGCCTTTACGTTTTGCAGTTTCGCTACGAGTTACTTCTGACAATGCTAAATTTTTACTTAGTTGCATGTTTTATTTTTTAAAATATAATACTGACTCAGCCTCTCCCAACGCATCAAATTGATTTTGATTGATGTCATCTCTACAATAGCTGTCAACATACTTCTCAAAGCTAACGAGCATATGCTTAAGCAAATCTACAGCCTCAGCTTCAGTTATAGACTTATCAGCCATAGTTACCTTCTTGCCATTAGGATAGAATGTGGCTCCGTATCCAATGGTAGGGATACCTGCTGGACATTTGTATGGCGCTGATCTAAATCCTTCAAATACCTTGATAAGATCAATACCTGCTGTACCTGTCTTAGTTATCTTCATTTTTATCTTTGTTTTTGAGTTTCATGATACGCCCGGCAGTTGTGATGCCAAACGCCCCCAAAGTTAGTAACATAAATCCATCAAAGATAAACTTTTGGATTACTAGTTCGTTGCCAATGATTCCTGTAATGACATCTGTCATCAATACAAATACCATAGCAAAAAACGAGATGACACCAACAAAGGCTTGCTCATTAATTTGATTGTCGTCTGAGATCAACTCTCTGAAAAACTTTTTCATAATTTAAAAATATTTAGTTTAGGTCTCTTTGGTTTTACTACATCGTAGTGCCAACCAACAGGCGGTTCTTTTTGTTTATCGTCATTAGGGCAATCTTCTGTCCTCTTGTAAAAGATTATATCACCCGTATAGTCATCCTTTCTTACAACGTAATCAGATAGATCTACAGCGACTATCTCATTGTTAATGTATGAGTAGTATATCCAACTTCCTTCCTTTGCCCTGTCAATCAGCCATCCTCTTATGGTATCTAACTTATCCTCACGTACAATCTGAAGATCAATTACATTTCTGTACTGAACTACTTGCTGACTATACATCATAAGCACTGTATCCCTAACTGATATAATAGAATCCTTTGTTTTTACATCGGATTTGAATCTGGCAATCTTAGCCTTTTGGCTTTCGAATATTGCGTTTATCGTATCAGCCTGTGCCTTAGTAAGGATGACAACTGAATCGCCATCAATTACCGTCTGAAGTGGGTAACGTGATTGGCTGAAACTCAAACTGCTTACCGCTAGACTGCCTACGAACAATATCCTTTTCATTTGCTAGTTCTTTTTTAATATCTTTTACCACAGACTTTGTGCTATCCAAATCACCAATAACCTCAGACACCATATTCTCAAGATTAGCCTTATCCTCTGTGAGCTGTTTGTTTGCCTCCTTTAATGTACTTACACTCTTTGTGAGCTTCTTGTTCTCACCAGTAAGCTGTATGTTATCCTCAACCACAACAACGTGACCATGTCCGCTTGAGAATACTTGCATTACCACTAGCGTAATGAACAGAGAGCCTACAATGATGAGCTTACGTTTCATTTCTTACTTAAGAACATAAGAACTATCTCCTTGAGACTCTTAGAGCTCTCAGTGCTTTCTGTAAGCTTGCTGTCAAGCTTCTCACGATACTCACCCTCTAGATCGTTTACCTTTGCCTTAAGATCATCCTCACTCTTCATAAGCCTATTGAGAAACATCCAACACAAATAACCAAGCGCTAGGACAGCAAATCCTAACACACCATACTGAGTTAATACTTCAAAAGGACCAAATGACATTATTTGTTATCTAGGTGTCGTTTGATAAATACCCAAGCCACATAGCCAAGTGCTAGTGCCACTAATCCAATTGGTCCATATTCAGACAATTGGCTAAATACACCAAAATCGGGTGCCGTTGATACTGTGTCCATTATCTATTAATTATTAATTGTTTGACTGCGTCTGATAGCTCAGCTACACTTTTAGCTAAGTTCTTTATCTCAAGTTGAGTTTGCTCTTGTATGGCTTGATATTTAAGGCGTGACTCCTGTTCTACAAGCTCAATTTTTCCTTTGAGCTTGCCTGCATCCTCAGTATTTTTACGAACATCTGCGTGTACCATTCTTAAAAAATATCCTATAATAGCTATGGCCGTAACCATTCCAAACTGAATCAACTCTTGCATTATCTTTTGATAAATCTATAAACAAAATAAAGTATAGCAAAGATAATTAAAATCGGCAACAAGTTATTTAACAGCTTCTTCCACCATGGAGTCTTTTCATAGTACTTAACAGGTATCTTTCGCTCGATAATTTTATCTACGTAGACAGTGTCACACTTACCTTCAATGAACACCTGATCACCCTTCATCCATACCTTTACCTTCAACTGCTCTTTCTCTAAGAAGATAGTATCAAGTAAATCATTCACCTTGACAACTGTGTCAACCTTAACCTCAGGTACAACAACTCTGATAGTATCATGAATGGTGATACTATCGGTAGTTATTAACTCAGGATGCTTTTCAATTAGTCGAGTGAACCTAGCTTTCGGACTGCACGCTATCATCGTTAGCGCTGTCAGTATTATTAGCAGATGCTTCATTTAAGATGTTTAATAATGGGATACAAAATTTACCAGGCATTTCTGAAGCAACATACTCGTTCACTACGTTGTTGTCAGTACCCCAAGCTGCGAACTCTTCCTCAGTCAAAGTGTAGTTACCTTGCGATAGTTGTAGTCCGTCTTCCGTTAGGAGCTGCCAATACGTTGTGCAAGTCGTTGCCTCAGTTGTAAAGTTAAGAACTAAAACGGACATTTGCGTAGCCGTTCCTGCGTTTAGTGGGTATACAATTGGTTCAATTGCTACTCCTTGTGTTGGTTGTGTTTTCATATTTTTATTATTAAACTATTTTTAATGTTCCTCCGTCATTCCATATTGCGCCTGTTGGAAGTCCTGCGCTTGAGGTTGGTAAGTTGCCAAATACAACACGTCCTGCCGTTGTCTCAATTGCTCTAAAATCTGCCGCACTTGTTAGCGTTGGATTGATGTACAATCCCCGTGTAATGCCGTTAGCTCCGCCCGTTTGGTTAATAGTTGGAATAATTACACTTGAACTATATGTAGCCGTTCCGCTTGTTGGTGCAAAACCTTTTGAAATTAAAAATACATTCTGCGTTCCCGTTGTAGCCGTTCCATTGATACCATTAAGCATTACCATCCCAATTCCTGCTGGAGTTGCCGAAGAAACAACTCTTGAGTTCAGAACTAAATGCAAACCCGAAGGCTCAGAATCTCCCGAAGCATCAGTTGCATAAACACGAAATGCGCTTGTGCCTTGGCTTCCTATTCGAATATACCCATTATCTTGAACTTGCAAAAGAGTTGTTGAGTCACTATTTGCAATGGTAAATGCAGTTGTAGTACTTAAATTACTTGCACCCCTCACCCTCGCAGTCCCGTTAACGTCAAGTTTGAATCCTGCGTCTGTGGTGGTGTTGATTAACCAATTTCCCGTTGTCGCTATTCTTCCTACAGCGTTATTATTTGTTGCAAAAACTAATGGATGATTTGATGAAGTACCAAAAGAAAAAGCGTCAAGTCCAGCACTTGGATTAAAACCACCCGTTCTTGTTCCGTCTGATATAGTTAATTTAAAATTGGGATTTGATGTGCCAATTCCAACACTACCACTTGTTGTGTTAAGCAATACATTACCAACGGTTGTTTCGATTGCTCGGAAATCAAAAGCTGAAGTTACAGTTGGCGCAATATAAAGACCGCGTGTGACTCCCGTAGCTGTTCCCGTTTGATTGATTGTAAATCTTAAATCCAGTGCATAATATTCAGCATTTCCACTTGATGGAATCCACGTTGTATCTGCATACAATGCCCTAAAAAATCCGCTTGTTGGTGCTTGCCCACCCGTTGACCAAAAACGAGCGTTTGCTGTATTGGTTGTAGCAGTTCCACCAATGACAAAAACTTCGGTTGAACGCATTAAACCTTGCACCCTCGCAGTACCATTGACGGCTTCCATTAACAACAAAACGTGGAGTAGTATTGTCTGCAACGTGTAATTGAAATTGCCTTGCAGCATTATTTATACCACCTTCAAATTTGAATCCAAATCTTCCAAAGAAATCTGGCGTAGCTGCTGTGTTAGTATAAAACTCCCACACCCCTCTATTTTGGTCTGCGTTAGCATTTGTAACGTCATAACGGGCAAGAATGCCTTGCGTTTGCGATTGATGATAACGTGCTTGCGGCGTACTTGTCCCAATCCCCAACCTTCCATTCGTATCATCCCAAAACAAGTTACCTGACTGCTGTAACACATTCCCCGTACCTTGAAACAATACTCTTCCTATTGTACCCGAAGATATCGGTGTAGTGCCTATGGTTAAACCTGACGGCGGTAATGGTATTGCGTCGATGAGTTCTTGACCAGTTATAGATCGTGTGACGTAGCTTCCACTCTCAATGGTGGATACTTCGATGAGGTCGGTTGCTTCCAAGTCGGCTCCCTTGGGAGTCATCTGGGATATC